CGTGCCAAGCTGAGGACTCACTGAAGTAAGCTTCGATGTCTACCGTAGCAGTGCCTGAAACTGTTGTTGCTATTAAGAACGTCCATCCCTTAGAACGCTCAACTGAGAAACTGTTACCCGCCCCTGACGAAGTGCCAGCTGAGAGTAAAGTCTTTTTATCAAGTGTGCGAAGACTCATATTTATTTATATTACTATTGTTATTATTACTACGAAGAAAACTGTACACCAGTACCACCGCTTCCACCCATACCGATACTAGGACGACGACGAGCCGTAACTTGAGCCGTACCACGACGACGCTTAGTAGGTTGAGTAGCTCTCTTAGTTGGTGCTTTCTCTGCCATCTGTAATGGAGGCGGAGGTGGTGCAGGAGGCGGGGGAGGTGGTGGCATCTCCGGCATAGCGGGCATCTTAGGTTGTGAAAAGCACATGATTACTCTACTTGTTTGGTTACTATATCTTGTTGAAGTTGTTCGTCGTAAGTCTGTTGTAGGTAATTAATTACACTACGTTGTCCTGTCTTATACCATACCTCACGATCTGTGTCTGTCAAGAGAGGACATTTATCAGGGAACAGTTTGTCAAGTTTATTGATTAGCTCCTGTGACAGAGCTGGTAGTATTATTTCTTCGTTACTCATAGCGGTATATTATCTTCAGTCCATACGTACATAGGAGTCATCTCTCCTACATACGCACCTCCTATATTAAAGTCAAAGAACTCTATAGCTTCTTCCATACTCATCTTATCTCGCATCATTAGCGTCGTGATTATTCTTTCTATAGAGTAAACAACTCTTAGTTTCTTGTAGTCTGTACCTATAATACATTCATCAAACCCATCTGCCTTTAGTGGTTCACTGTCTTTCATGTTCTCTATATCCTAGATCGTCTAGTTCTTTGGGAAGTTTCCCGTTGTTGATTTGTTCTTCTGTCCACGCCCAAGCCGACGCATTCCAAAGGATAGCTGCCGCATGGTCCTCAGTATTATCGCCCTCCCCCAACGCCAGCAGATGTCTAAAAATACTATCATACAATCTACTTAAAGGGAAACCTTGCTTCCAGTTGTTGTCTCCGTAAAGCTTTCCGCCATCTTCAAATCGTTTGGCGAGACAGCGTAAGGCGAGCGGAGGAATAAGGCTGGGTCGTCCCCGTCCAATGTCCCCGTCACGCTTAGCCCCTGTTGAGAAATCTTTAGTGTATCCTTGGTTTGGTAGTTCTTTGGTATCCATAATCTTTTAATAGTATTAGTTCTGAAACAATAGTTATCTGCTCGGAGTAGCCGTGCCATCCAAGCGTTCATCAATGCGTCCTGTTCTGTGAGTCCTGCTTTCTCGTAACAATTAACAACAGTCGTCCAAGTGTAGCCGTCTTTCTCTAAGGCTTTCTTAGCTGTGACTGGTCCCATCTTAGGTACTCCTTTGAATCCATCAGTTACATCTCCTGTTATAGTTTGTATCAAATGAAAGTTATCAGCCTCATCTTCTGTAGGGTGGTGGTACTCTCCTTTGTTATAGTCAAAGAATATACCCGGTACACTCTTGAAGTCTTTGTCTATACTAACTACGATAGTCTCTTCATCCATAGCTTTATCTGTAGCTAAGATAGATATAACATCATCAGCTTCTAGGTTCGCCCACATAATACCACCTAGTTCATCAATGATCCACTGCTTTACCTGTCGTAAGATGATAGGCAAGCGAGACTTAGAACGATTAGATTTGTAGTCAGGGTTAAGTTTACGACGGAAGTTAGCACGGTCACTCAGACACAGTACGACATTGTCAGTCTTTAAGTTTTCTCGGAACTCTTGAATGCGGTTGATAACACGAGCTTTAGCTAACGCCATGTCTGCGTGTACCGTCCACATATCATCCTTCCAGTTGATCGATTGTTCTGCGACGATTGACGACTCAAATGCTAAGACATCTGCGTCGATTAATAATGTTGTTTTACTCATAATATATACTCCAGTTGTCTTGGTATTTTTTGAACTTTGATTTAGATGGGTTCTTAGGATACAGCTTAATTGTTTTACTAGTCACTACATCTCTAGGCATCATCCACCATTGTTTGATAGGTGCTATGTATATAGCTACTACATCTATAACATCTGACATATGTTCCTTAGTGGAAGTACCTGTACCTGTGTTGACTGCATAGTGACTGAGTATCTTGGATGATGTACTTTTTACCTGTACCTTTAGATCACCTGCTGGACAGTGAACAATGAAATCCCAAGGCATAGGAGTCGTTGGTGTGTGTGGCTCGAAGTTACGCTCTAAGCATTCAGCTACGAAACGTGTCTCAGCTATAGCTCCTATTCGTTGTGCGTTTGATGATGGCATGGTTAGGTCTTGGGTGTCGTATAGATTGGCGAGGGTAGTGTAACTATCGTATTGTATTTCGTCCATCTGTTAATCTCTATACTCCCAGCTAATTAGGTAGGCTAAAAACTTCTTCAATAAATCGATGTCGTCCTTAACTTTACCCATAGATTGATTACATCTATTACATAACAAACCTCTTATCTTTCCTGTTTTATGGCAGTGGTCCACATCTAATAGTCTTTTGTTACCGGGACTTTGTCCTTGTCGATCACATATAGCACATTTCCCTTTCTGTTCTAATAACATTTCCTCGTAATCTTCAGGAGTTATACCGTATCTACTTTTAAGATGTTGTCTCCTCCATATAGCTTCGTAATGCTCAGGGTTTTCTTTTATGCGTTTTTGTTGTTGCTGTCTTCTGCAATTCTTACATCTTTTTCCATAACCTGTTTTTGATTTTTTATCTTTAATCATTTCCGTTATAGGCATAGTCTCTTTACAGATATTACAAGTTTCCGTTTTCATATCAGTGTGTCTCCGCCCAGTTGTTACCGATCTTAAACTCACCGTCTAACTGTACATTCATCTTCAACTGTCTACCTGCTGCTGCTATAGCTTCGACTGCTAACACTCCAAACGTCTGTGCTTTATCAGGTAATACTTCAGCTTGGAACTCATCATGTACATTAGCGACAAAGCTGTACTCTCTACCGTGTTGCCACTTCAGTTGGTTAAGCTTATGAAACAGTTGGATCAAAGCTACCTTCATACATACAGCACCTGCACTTTGTAATAACATATTGAGAGCTGCGTGACTGCTTCTTACTGGTAGGATACGTCCGTCTAAACCTTTCAGTTCTCCGCCTGCTTTTGTTTTGCGTTGTACATCTTCTTGTAAACGAGCAAGTGCAGGTAGACTGCTGAAGAACTTACGCTTCAGTTGTTGTCCTAGTCGAGCGTTACCTCCAGCTATATTACCTATCATCTCATCACCTGCTCCGTACAATAGAGCGTAGATAAATGTCTTAGCTTGATCACGTGTCTCCAGTCCTGCTGCCTTCTGATTAACGGTGTGTACATCTCCTTCTGTTACGATCTTAGCGTACTCACCTCTATCGTAGAATGCCATGTAGTGTGCAAGCATACGAAGTTCTAAACCACTAGCGTCACACCCTACTAACTTGTAACCGTTACGCACTGTGAATAACTCACGACACTCTTGTCCGTAGTCAGCTCGTACACTAGGTACTTGTGCTACGTTGGGTGTGCTGTGTGTACATCTACCTGTTACCGCACCGTTAGTATTTACTCTGCCGTGTATCACTCCATTCTTCTGTAGCTTGAGCCACGCTTGTTGACCTTCAGCTAACTGACCTAACCTCTTCTGTACTAGTAGATACGATAACAAGTCAGCTGCTATAGGATGATCGACACCTTTGAGTACAGCTTCGTCTACCTTGTATGTCTTACCGTCGTTCTCAGTAGGTAGTTCGTAACCTAAACCCATCAAGCGTTCAGCTATCTGCTTACGACTGCCGGGGTTAAACGGTATCTCTTTTACTGCATTGCCTGTCTTCACTGCATCTTTGACTAGAGCTTGTACTTCCCCTGCTTCCTTTAACTTGAGCTTGATATCGTTCTTAGTCTTACCTTCGTAGGTTGCTTGGTCTGTTGTTAACGTCCAACCTGCTGCACTCTTCATCTCTACCTTTGTAGGTTTCCATTGAGTCTGTAGGTCAGTAGTAAGCTTGGCTCGTATGCCCATCAACTTAGCAGTTAAGTAGTCAGCCTTCTTCATATCAAGCTTGAAGCCGTGGCGTTCCTGTTGACTGATGATAAACTTAAACCAATGTTCTATAGCTACCATCTGTCTGCTTGGGTTCTGTTTAAACAAGTGATCGTATAACAACTGCGTTACAACTACATCTCGTTCACAATACTTACGCATCTCTTCATCGTACACCTCGAACGCATCGTCGTCCTCACCGTATGTTAACTTAGTAGCACTGCCCATCCTGTGTCCCCAAGCCTTCAAGCTGTGACTACCTACTAACTCCTTATCGAAGTTGTTGCGGGACCAGTCATCGTTACGGAGGTCAGGGAATGTACACCTAGATAACACAAGAGTATCAAGTACATTAACTAGTGGAGGTGAGAAACCGTACAGCTTCTTGAGTGCTGGTATATCGAAGTCGATTACGTTGTGTCCGACTAAGCGTTCTGCTTGTGATAACATCAGCAATCCACGCTCTATGCTTTCCCCGTGAAACGTCAGCATCTTAGGGAGCATAGGATCGTAGACCGACAAGCAATGACAAGTATGTAGGTCGGAGAGTGTAGCCCAATCCTTAATCTTGTTGGTTTCGATATCAAAGAATAGTGTTCGTGTCATATTTAGAATGGGTTATTGGTTTCATCGTTTGGTTTAAACACATCAGGACTGTATCGTCCAGTGCCATTGTCGTAGTGAAGTGTGTCACAATGTCCCGTCTGTCCACTGAATCTATTCTTTAACACACGCACTCTTGTTTCGTTACTCACTGTCTCGCTCTGTTGGTTACGCTCTAAGCCTATAACTATATCAGATAGCTGTGCTATAGCTTGTGACCCACGTAGGTGGTGCAGACTTACTCGTCCTCCTTCTTCGTGGCCACTATCGACACGCTTCAAGTGAGACACTAGTACCATACCGCACCCTGTCTCTTCAACCAGACTCCTAAGCTTAGTCATAGTGTTATCAATCAAGCGTCGCTCGTCATCACCTTGGATACCACTAACTACAATCGATAGGTGATCTAAGAATATCCACTTACAGTCGTACCCTTTAATTAGATACTTGATCTTACTCAGTAGGTTATCGCTATCCATACTACCGAAGTGATCGTAGGTGTAGAAGTTTCCGTTACCTACTGTCTCTTCAAACGCAGGTCGTAGTACCTCCTCACTCGTATCATCTTCTTCAAGGTGTATAGGTTTGTTGATGTGGATACCCATAATACCAAGAGCCGTCCGCCTGACTGACTCCTCTAGTGCTATGTATCCTACCTTCTCGTCTAACCCTAGTATATGATGAGCAATCTCTCGACAGAACAAGGACTTCCCAATCCCACTACCCGCACAAACGGTTACTAGTTCGCCTTGTCTCATGCCTAGTGTTAGCTCATTCAACCCACTGTAAGGATACGGTATAGATTTACTGTGTTCTTTGTCGGCTATAACATCCCATAACTCTTGACCATTTACGATACCGTCTGGTCTGTACTCACGAGCATCGAACAAGCAACTGACTAACTCCTTAGCTCGTCCCGCTACTAACATATCGTTCGGGTCCTTGAGTGGTAGCTCTGCAATGTAAGCTTTACCGGGTGTTAGAAGTGCAGCACATTCAGCTGCTCCCTTACGTCCGACATCATCCATATCGAAGCAGAAGACTACTTGTTCGTACCTGTCTAACCAATCGATAGCTTGAGCGACAAACTTCTTAGCTGCTCCTGCTCCGTTAGGTACACTAACTACAGGCCACTTGTTGTCCATCGCTTGACTGGTAGATAACGCATCGATCTCACCTTCAGTCACAACGACACGCCGTCCTCCGTCTCGCCATAAGTGTTGACCGTATAGTCCGATCAACTCTCCTTTAATAGCGAATTGTTTATTAGCGTAGCGTATCTTCTGACCGCAAGTCTTACCGTCTCTTGTTTTATAGTTAGCTATCTGACAAGGCTGTCCGTTATGATTGCCTAACCAGTAGCCCCACTTCCGACAGGTGTCTTCGGTAAGGCTTCGGCGGGCTATAGATTCTGGTTCTCCTTGTATGTAATCTCTTGGTGTTGGGGTTGTGGTTTGTTTATTTAGTCCTCTATCTCCTCCTCCAACGTGATCGTCGCAACTGAAACAATGGGTGCTACCGTCGTCGTTAGTGGAGAGTGCGTCTGAACTTCCGCACTTATTGCATGGTTGGTGTGTTGCTGTAAAAGCCATGATTTTGGTATAGTTTTGTGTGCATATAGTATGTTTTTCTTTTCGCACCAGCGTGCGTAGGTGGTGTTACTTCCTTTACGTAACTTATTGTAGGCATTCATAAACACCATGCGTATATCAAGGTGAGGATGTTGCTCTCTAATAAGTATATGTTTAGTTCTATCCTCCGCTGTGAATAAACCTTTAGCTTCTATGATGATGCCGTTAGGTAGTATGAAGTCGGGAGTGTATGTAGCTTTCTTAACATACTTTAACTTAACTGTTTCGTATTCAAAGTTAACACCACCTCGCTTAAGCTGAGATGCTAGTGTCTCTTCAAATCCAGAACGGTAATTAGAAGTTCGCTGTGAGCGTTTCTTCCGTCTCTTCCGCATCGAATGCTGAGTCAAGAGTTTCACCACCGTTAGCTACGTATCCTTCTTCAGCTGTAAAGCCAAACGATTCAGCAGACTGTTCACTTACTCCGCCGTTAGCTAACTCTAACACTTGTACTGCTGCGATCTCAAACGACACACCAAAACCAAGTGAAGCTGTGTACCAAAAGCTAGGACGGAAAGCTACGTTTACTTTGCTACCTCCCCATACCTGTACATCTTTCGGTAACGGTTTACCTGCTGCATCATACATAGCTACATTGAACAGATACTCCTTACCTGCTTTAGTCATGATACCACCCTTTAACTTAGTCTTGATGCGGATTTGTCCGTCCTTCTCAACGATAGGAATCTCAGCTTTATTTACTTCCTTACCTAACTCATCTTGT